AAAAAAACATCAAAAAACATCAAAAAAACAACAAAAAAAAACATCAAAAAAACAACAAAAAAAACATCAAAAAAACAACAAAAAGGCGTTTTTTTTATTCGTTTTCATTCTTCCACCAATCCATTTCTATGTACTACCACCGTAGGGTATCTAATGAAGATATTTTACGTGTCATTAATTCTTATCTAAAATTATCATAGATTGGTTTAAACTCTCTCTGAACATTTTAAGTTGATTGATATTCGCAATCGCTTTTAAAGAATCCGACGAGATTGGGTCTGATGAAATGGTGACGGCATTGTTCACTACCTCCGATAAGATAGCTATACTAATAGCCTTTTCTAATTGTATAATGGTATCTTCGTAATTGGCTCTATACTTACTAATCAACAAAGTGTCGTTGAGTTTATCTGTATTCGAACTCACACTCGTGGCAATGGCGGAACTGTCCACGGTAGATACAGTCATGGATTCAATTACACGGGTTTGATACGAAGACATTTTGATTACAAATCTTATACATAAGTATGCAATTACGATAAGTCCAGCATACTTAATACGACTATCCATTAAACTATACGTGTATAAAAATAATTAAATATCTTTCATAAATTCAATGATATTGATTATACAGGATTTAGACAATTTTCGTTCTTTACCGTCACTTGTAATCGTATGAACATTGTATAAATCGTTGGGGTCTTCGCGAATTGTAGTCAAAAGATTAGATATGGATGTATATTTCAAGAGGACTGCTTTGGCAGAAGTTGTACTTACGAGCGGTATTTGAGATAACATTAATATACCAATATTATCGGGTGTAATATTATTTTTCTTAATATTGTGTTTCACGTCAACATAAGATAATTTACTATCTGGGTCATTATAATAAAACGGTTCTTTTAGTTTAGACAATTTATGCGTCGTTTGTAATATCCACAAAGCGGTTTCTTGTACGTCCATGGTTCTGTATATAGAAAATCCTTTCGTGTAACTCAAAGAGGTCATGGATGAAATTAAGATTTCTTTCGTAATGGGTCTACCAAAAGAACGCGGTTGGAATTTACGTAAATCTCCTTCTATCAAATAAAAAATGGCGTGATTATGTAAAGAACATTGATTTAACCGATAACTTTGTTCGTTGTATCGTCCATCACATATACTAGAAGCAAGGTCATTGAGTGTTTTACGTTCTATCATGAGAATGTCTTTGCCTGTATCATCGCAAATCACAATATCTCCGATTGGTAAATTACAGGTTTCAATCTTTACATTACTTTGAATTAAAATTGTATTTAAATCATGCTCGCGAAAATCTATTTTTATCAACATACTATTATTATACAATTCGCTTTATTCTATTTATACTATCTTATAAGGCATATCTATTTATTAGACGAAAGTATGAACTGGTTTGCGCCATATCATCTTGTGTCAACAAGATTATCTATACTTTCTCTCAAATATTTTTTCTGATATTCATTTGAAAAATACATTTCAGAAAAAATATATGCATTTTCTGATATTATTTTAGCTTCGTGGTCGTTATGGTTTACCCATTCAATTTGTTCAATCAAATTGCTTAAATCATAATGTATCGGAATATAATGTACATACGGCACGATTAAGTGTGAAAACCAACATTTAGCATTAGACAACATAAATGGAACACAACCGCACGCAAACCCATACATATGATTTGAAGCTATACATGCTCCGTCCACTATAAAAAAAATTTTGTGTTTTGTAAATTCCAAATAACTGATTCTATCTTCAAAAGGTTGTGCAAAATATTGAGTTGGTATGTTTTGATTACAAGACCACCATACAGAAAGTCTTACATTGGTATGTGGATTATATTCGTATATTTTCTTAACAAATCTTACACGCAAAGACTCTATACCACCTACACCAGAGCAACCACCACGCCAACATAAATCTGAACTACGCTCTTCCCATTTAGGGAGAGATTCTTTTTTAAAGTATGTATTGACTCCATAACAAAAAAAGTCATCATCTAACGGTAAATAAACATAATTATAATTTTCTTCTCTAACCTGAGCCAGCGTGCCAATGATAAAAATGTTATTTATTTTTTCAGCATAATCAATGTAGGGTTGTATATGTGTGTCCCAATCAATATCACGATAGTCTTGTATAGTGTCGTGTTTAGATATATTTCCATCGGATTTAGGGATAATACATAATACATTATTTGGTAAAATCGTTTGTATGTATTCTATTATTTTACCGTTTGATAGAACTTTTGAAAATAAACCATCCCACAAAACACCGTTATAACTGTTTACATTTTTACCATTTTCAAATAGAACGCCTTCCATTTTTAAATTGATTGATAATATATTTTTAAATTGGTTATATTACAAACCTGTTATTAATATTGGTATATTGTATGTATATAATATATATTGCAGTACTATATCTATGTATGATACTATTGTCCCCTTCTAGATATATCTATTGGTTGCCTACACTACACGTATATCCATTCAATCGGTGTGAAGACAAACTCGTAGAATCTAGAATGTTAAAAAGAACCAAATCCGATTATGATTTCTTTCAATATACAGATAAAAGTGTAAGTTCCATATTTTCACATGTAGTACCACATACTATATCGGAGTTAGATACAATGATTCAACAATCACGTGTGGTATATACGATATTGTTTTTTAAATATACGATTAATCGGGCAAGACCGTATCAAAGTAATCCTGTGATTAAACCTTTATATTCTTCTACTGCAAATACCCCTGCGTTTCCAGCAGGTCATGCGTTTCAAGCCTATTATCTTGCACGTGTTCTTGGGAATAAATATCCAAAGTTACAAACGAAACTTGATACAATGGCAAGACGTTGCGATGATGTACGTGTAGCGGCAGGATTGCATTATCCGAGCGACGGCGCATTTGCACATTCTCTCGTAAATATGTTTTTACATTTCTGAACGCCGATTTTTCATTATATGTTCCAAGAAATGAGACGAAATCATAACAGCATTTATAACTTTTCCTTTAATACTTCCATCTAGAGATGGAACGCCTTTTTCAACTCCGAGTTTGATGTTATTAATATACTAAATTAAGTTCAACGAATACCGGTTTCACGTATCATCCACGGCGATAAAAAGTGGAGTTACGCCATTCACCTCTGTTTCACTTGTTGAAGAACGTTTTTGCGACTTTTCATATCGTGTCTCACACATCAACTTACCACCATTCGGTCCAGTGACATCCGACGAAGAGACTGTATACTTACCGTTTCCTTTTCCAAGTTTGAACCGTACATATTCGCCTTCCACCAAGTATCTAAATTGACTGACCGTGGTTTGGATGGCGCTATGATGTACAAAAATATCCTTTGTTTCGGTTGTATCCATCATTTCAATGAATCCATATCCATTCTTATTAAACCACTTTACACGTCCCACATAAAATGTATCATCGGGCACGAATATACTCTCTTCTGATCGCATTATAACCTAATATTAGGTTGTCTTTAAGTATATTTTATTGTTTTATCCAGTCGTAATGATTCTCAGAGCAATGATGTTGTTTATACAACGGATAAAACATAGAACGAATATATTCATAATCTGGTTTTTCATCAAAAGATAGTCTTCTACAATAGTTGAGATAATCTATACATTCCGTGGGGGCAGATGGAAATAAATCAACTAAAGTATGCGTTGTTTTATAACGACCAATCCATTCATATCGTATAGTTTGAGACTCGTGAGTGATTCCTTGCCATGGAAGTCTTCCCAACCATAAATACAATATCATATATCCAAGCGATTCCAAGTCGTCACGACGCGTTCCTACCATACCAGAATGAACATGTATGCTTGAATATCGTACACTGCCTGTTATATTATGTCCTGTTGATAGAGGTATAATCTTTTCGTTCACATCTAGAAAACGCTTAGACAGTCCAAAATCTATCATATAAATTTTAGTTGTAGATCTATCTACAATGAAATTGTCTGGTTTGATATCACGATGTACGATACCTAGTGTATGAATGGTTTCAAGACGTTCCAATGCTTGATAAAATATATTTAATACTGTATTAAGTGATAATTTACCATTGCTCTTACGTTTCATAACTTCCAAGGATTCATCAAACAAATCCATTATCATATAATGGAACAATCCTTCTTTTCCAAAGGATAAGAGTCTAGGTATACCATCTTTACCTTCAAGGTATTTATATATTTTGGCTTCGTGCGTTAATATACAATCGGGTGGGTTATATTCAATCTTGATTGCAACTTTAGATTGTGTAAGGTTATTGATACCTTTATAAATTGTACCAAAGGAGCCTTGTCCAAGTTTAGAAAGGATAGTATATTTACGTTCAACTATAACATTCATTACATTCATTACATTCGTAATAACTATATTCTTATATATGTATATATTGTAAAAAAATAATATATACATATATATATGAGCTCTAGAATTATGGGAGCAGGAAACGCAGGTGCAAGTAAATTTATCGCATTGAACGGTAATCAAGGTGGTGGTAATAAAAAACAAGGCTTACCTTCCTATATAGGTCGTGTTACTGGAATTAATTACAACAGAATCTATGGAAACAACCGAATGACCGTATTTTACATGAATCAATTAGGAGGTATAGGAAAAGGGCGTACTATGTTTTCTACAAATTCAGACGGTGTACACAAAAAATAACACTTTCAAACATTTTCCTAAACTTAAAACAATCTATTCCAACTATCCGTTTTCAGTTATTCGTGTGCTAAACTTAAGACGTTCCAACCTACCCTGTAGAGCATTATATCGCCATCATTCGAAGATATTTGTAACTGAATACTTGATAAAGTTTCACTCTGTTCCGTTCTTGTTATCAATAAACTATCAATATTTTCTGTGTTTACTTCAATATTTTCTGTGTTTACAGTTTGTATTGACGTTAACGTTGATTGAAAGAAGTCATATATTGAATATAAAAAAAGACGCTTATCCATAAATAACCTAAGATCCAGGATCTGAATTAAACCAAGCTATGACTCCCTGGGTCGTATTGAGTGTGGGATATCTAGTTAACATGGCGGTTGCGCCAGTTGGTCCTGTAACATCGGTAGCACCTGTAACATCCGTAGCAAAATATGTATTCAAATCACTCTTAACCGTATTCAAATTAATACCGAGTTGTCCAACCGCCGCATCAATACGATTATTTCTGCGAGAAGCAGAGGTATCTGTATGAATCGCACCGAGGGATGAAAGTTTTTTAACCATATATTAGTATTCTGTAACACGTATGATTTTTGACTTTATCTTGTATTATGTTAAAAATCATAGTAAGGATTATCCGTAATGGTCATGCCACAATATTGTTTAGGTTCCTTTTTATAATCCTTTGGTTTATAAATATTTATTTTTTCAGCTTCTTGTAATAAAAACTTGAAATTATTCCAAAATTCGTCCGTGTGACCAATACTAACGGAGGCAACATGAGCCAGTTCGTGTATGGCAACAAACATTAATGTATTATTGTCAATTAAATCATTATTATCGTATTTATATTCATTTAAACAAATGGCAATTTTTTCGCCTTTATTCTCACTATAGGCAGTATGTTCGCTTGTAGGCAAGGTTTCTTGTATTTTAACAGGGTTAAATCCTTTTTTCAATCGTTGTATATTTTCACGGTCTGGATATTTTTCATAACACGTATTTACAAGTGTAATCATATTTTGTGTTGTAATTGCCAATTTATCAGCGGCTAATGAAAGTTTATGACGGTCCCTTACGCAATAGGTTTTATTATCAACCTCCGATATGATACATTTTAAATTAAAGTAATCGGATTCTGAATATATCTTAAGCAATGAAATAAATATCATTCCTATAATCAAATAATTAAGATATTTCATATATAATCGTGATATTTTTAATTACTGTGTGCCACAACCAAGTTCTAATGGTGTTCGCATAAGGTCAGGTTCAATGGTAGAGTTCATCCATGGACTTACTTTACTGGTTGGATTGGGAGGTTCAGAACGAACTTGTAAATTGGAGTTTCTTAACGAAGAACCGATGGTATCAATACCATTATGATATCCTGCTTGTAACAAAGATATATTTTCTAAAGCTCCACCTCCTTGCGGATTTAATTGTTGGAATTGAGTATTATTATCTTTAGGAAGAAGTTGTTCGGCGTTCAATAAAGGTTGGGAGTTACAACTAGAAGGTAATCCTTTGGTAGTTCCTTGTATTCCGTCCACGGTTTGATATTGTTCATTTTGTCCCATGGGTGCCGCAGGTTGAGCTACACTTGAACCTCCCCCCGATGCGCCTTGAATAGAAGTTGTTCTTATACCAGACGACATGCCAGATTTAGTATTTAAAACGGACTTGATAAGAAAACCAATCACTATAATCGCAAGCAACCCAAACACATAATTTAAATTCACTTTTTTTGCAATAGCTACCATATTATAAGGATACGAGAAAAAAATATATAACAATTACATTATTCTTCATGGTCGGATAATTCTATATCTTCCAATTCATAGGATGTCTTAATCTGGATTGCGTTCAAGTGTGCGTCCATTGCTTCTTTTTTTAATTTACGTGCAACCATAAGTGCTTCTTTATATCGTTCATAATATACATCCGTTACTTTCTTTAGTATCAAAACATTAGGGTCGGAAATAGAAAGGGATATTTCATTTAATATATTTTGGTCATCTTCTACGGAAATGTCACTATCACTAAATGTTTCATCTATACTATCCGAACGGGTAGGTTCATTCGTGTCTATTAAAAAGACGATATCTTTAGAAACTGGTTCATATACCATCATTTGGATTACCTTAATATTTATGGTAAAACTTGTAGGCGTTATGGTAAATCCTTCGAGTAACAATAAGGGAATAAAAGAATGTTCACTCGTAATGGTACGATAATCTTGAATTATATTCTTATGTTCATCGTATATTATACAGGATAAATCACCCGTATGCGCCATGTCCAACGAAACTCGTATAAGAGTATCGTTATCGGTAGAAGGACGTGCCATCGGTGTCATCATCCTCATTAAATCGGTTTTAGAGAGTTCTTTAGAGAAAAAATTTATATTTTGCTCATGGATTAACTCAATACATCTAGATTGAAGAAGGTCCATCCAAGGTTGGATAGTCGTCATGTTTGTTGTATCATATTTTAAATCTAAAAAATGTTTTTGTTTTATAATACGAATGCCTTGTGTGCTAAATGCGATTGGAAATTGTACATATACCGGCGCATGGTTAACCTGTAATTTGAATAGATACCGTTCGTTGTGTAAATAAGGAGGATTTAACTTTAGTGCATGGAATGGAAATGCCGAATTTATTTTATATGTAGTCATTTAATGGTTCATCCTATAAAAATAATTAAAGTATTACATAAATATTTGTTTAGATTTAGAAGGTATGGATAATAGATTTACAAAGTCGTGTATAGATGTACTGAAACGAGAGGATGTTCGTACAGAATTAAAAAACGTAATGAAACCATTGATAGATATAATCTTGATAGACATCTATCCATATATTTATATTTCTCTTATAGTTGTAGTGATAAGTTTTATTTTACATTTAGGAATATTTATATTACTGTTGCGTAAAAATTAAACTCTTCTAAATTATTATCTTTATATAGTATATAGTATGGCTTCGTATTTGACGGATTTAAGTAATAAAATGGGGTTATCCAGCACTCCATCTACAACCACAGGCGGTAAACGACGTAAACGACGTAAAGGAGGGACATCCTTCGGAAATATGATGGGTTTGATGGGTGGTAAAAAACGAAAAACGAAACGTAAGAGAGGAGGCAGCATGGACGTGTTAGCCCAAGCGTCCGTTCCTTTTGGAATGATTGGTTTGCAACGAATGGTTGGTAAAAATATGTCTAGAAATCAATCTAAACGTCGTAATCGCTCGTTTGGACGAAGATAAATCCTATTCTTTAGACCTTTTTATATTTATTTAAAATAAATATAAATGTGTATACTTATAATACTACAATGCCGCATAATGCGAACAAAATAACCTCGTTTTTTGATACGGTTCAATCCAAACAAACCAATGACGCGGTTGTTTTTATTCCGGATTATTGTGTTTATACCGATGGCGCTTGTTCTAGGAATGGAAAAGATGATGCCGTTGCAGGATTAGGTATATTTTTCGGTATAAACGATCCTCGTAATGTTTCAAAAAAAATAAAAGGAAAACAAACAAACAATATAGCAGAATTGACTGCTATTATTGAAGTTTATTCTATTATAGAAAATGATATTATACATGGTAAAAAAATAGAAATTGTAAGCGATTCCGAATATGCCTTAAGGTGTGTTTCTTCTTATGGTGAAAAATGCCATAAGAAATATTGGAATGTAGATATACCAAATAAAGAGTTGGTTAAAACCGCATATGAATTGTATAAGGGTAAATTAAATATCCAATTTAGACATATAAAAGCACATACCAATCATACAGATATTCATTCGGTTGGCAATGACAATGCAGATAAATTAGCAAATTTAGCAGTTGGTTTAGAACATTGTACATCGGTTAAAACAAAAATCTATGTAAGAGTTCCTTTTGTTCAAAAGGAGGAAATAAAACAGTTAGGAGGTAGTTGGGATAGTTATAATAAAAAATGGTTTGTATATGAGAATCACAAAAATATAGACAAAATATTAACCCTTTTTTCAAAGGAATACCTTAATCAATATCAGTGATGGACGTATCTTCGGTTTCTTCAGGAATAACGGAAGGCATTGTATTGTTTATCCGTGACTGTAGTTGTGTTTGTCTCTCTTTATAGACCGAGGCATTCTCTTCTGGATGCGTGTTCAACCATTCCATATGTTCTTGTATTATAGCCATGTCTTTCTCTTTGTTTGGTGTAGAAGAAGATTCAATGGATGTTTTTAATTGAAACAAAGATTGTTCATAGTCATGTTTTGAATTTAAATTTAATTTAAATTCTGAATCTTCCGATTTATATTTCTCTGCCTCTTGAACCATTCTCTCAATATCGTCATCGGTTAAACGTCCCTTGTCGTTTTTGATTTCAATTTGCATTTCTTTTCCAGTCGTGGTCTCTTTGGCGCTTACCTTAAGAATTCCGTTTGCGTCCACTTCAAAGGATACTTCTATTTGTGGTTGTCCTCTAGGCATGGGTGGAATACCTTCCAATACAAATTCCCCTAATTTATTATTATCTTTTGTTTTAGCACGTTCTCCTTCAAATACTTGAATATTTACACCGGGTTGATTGTCTTGATACGTTGAGAACACTTGAGTTTTTTTAACCGGTACAGTTGTATTACGATGAATTATATTGGTCATGACGCCGCCCGAAGTTTCTAATCCTAACGACAATGGTGTAACATCAATCAATAATAAATCTTTCAATGCTTCCGAGTTTTGATGTCCGCTTAAGATTGCCGCTTGAACGGTCGCTCCATAAGCAACGGCCTCGTCTGGATTTATACTACGACATAATTCCTTTCCACCAAAAAAGTCCGACAATAATTGTTGGACTTTTGGAATACGAGTTGAACCACCTACCAATACTACTTCGTGTATTTGAGATTTAGACAATTTGCTATCACGAATGACCTTTTCAACAGGTTCCATACATTTACGAAAATAATCCATATTCATATCTTCAAATTTCGCACGACTAATGGTTGTAGTGTAATCCAAACCATCTATCAACGAATCTATTTCAATCGTCGCAATTACCGAAGAAGACAAAGTACGTTTCGCTCGTTCACATGCGGTTCTAAGACGTCGTAATGCGCGCGGATGGTTGGTTAGTTCCTTTTTGTAAGTACGTTTTATATCTTGAAGACAGAAATCAACCATACGGTTATCAAAATCTTCACCCCCTAAATGAGTATCTCCTGCAGTGGCCTTTACCTCAAACATACCTTCATCTATAGATAATACACTCACGTCAAATGTACCACCTCCTAAATCAAAAATCAATACATTTTGTTCTTCTTTTTTATCCAATCCATAGGCCAATGCCGCTGCCGTGGGTTCGTTGATAATACGAAGCACGTTTAATCCCGCAATCATACCGGCATCTTTCGTGGATTGTCTTTGACTATCTGTAAAATAAGCAGGTACGGTTATAACCGCATGTTTGACTTCTTTTCCTAGATATGCTTCTGCGATTTCTTTCATTTTAATTAAAATCATAGAAGAAATCTCTTCGGGTGAAAATACTTTGACTTCATGTTTATACGTCACTTGTATGGTAGGTTGATTGGTTTTACCAGGTACAACTTGAAACGGCCAATGTTTCATATCTTGTAGTACACTCGTATCATTCATAGTGCGTCCAATCAATCGTTTTGCATCAAAAATGGTATTGGTTGGATTCATAGAGACTTGATTTTTAGCAGCATCACCAACAAGGCGTTCCGTTTCAGTAAACGCAACATAAGACGGCGTTGTGCGATTCCCTTGATCGTTTGCAATGATTTCCACTCTATCGTTTTGCCATACGCCTACACACGAGTAAGTTGTTCCTAAATCAATTCCAATTGTTTCACCTTCCATATGTATAAAAAAATAGATTGTATTTAAACTCATATATAACATAATCATATTTCCAACTAGGGTTCACTTACCTCAATTAAATCCTTTTCATCGTATATAATTTTTACATCACACCACCCACCGGGGCGATATCTGCCATATCGTCTATCCATATACTCGTGAAGTTCTTTGCCGTGAGGGGTAGCTCCATTCCCATAATTAATTTTATACCATTCACGAAACGTTTCATTTAATTCTTGTTTTTGTATTCTATTACCATTACTTCTGGTAATTTTGTCTTTTGCAAATTCTGCCAAATAATCTTGTCCTTCACGATATTCATTGCTACTGGTCATTACAATGGCACAATCTTGTACGTTGCCTTTGGTACGAAAGGCAATGTCTACAAGCAACGTTGCAAATATAGGGGCCCATGTATCAAAACATTCATTTAACTTTTTATCTAATTTGAATTGAAACGGGTATTGTTCTTTTGGAAAGTGCAATTCATCTTGATAAGGTGTATCCAAAAACTTGGATTTAAAGTCACATACGCGTATTCTGCGCCATGTACCATCATCGTTGCTTTTAATATCAAATAACACGTTGGTGGTGACCACTAATTTAAATTGAGGAATAAAGGTAACGACGTCTTTAAACAATGCTCTACCTTGAATAGGGTCACCTCCAGTAAGCTCTTTCATGACGCCTTCATTAATACGGTCGCCTTTGGAAGGTTCTTGCATGACCGCATATCGTTTTCCTCTTAGCGCAACTACTTCGGAGGAGGTACTTCCAATACTTGTACGTTTTTGAGTAATCAATGTATGTGGAACCGTTCCTTTATAATCGCCTAATACTTTGGACATTAAATCCACAAGACACGATTTGCCGTTTCGTCCTGACCCTGTATATATGTTAAACGTTTGATTATCCAACGTTCCAATCAAGGTAGAGGCAAGATGCTCCCACATGTAACATTTCAGTTCATGGTTTGGAAATAGTTCTTCCATAAACGTATGAATTCTAGATACAATGCTTTGATCGGTCTCTTTCATGGTAATATAATCTATATTGGTACAATATGAAATATAATCGTCCGGTTGTCCACGACGAAACCGATTTTCTTTGAAATCAATGACCCCGTTGTTGAAACATAGTAAATATTGGTTTGTATCCAATTTATTTAAGAAATATTTATCATAAAATATTTCACACGCCTCCCTCATAATGTTATCTTTTGATTTGGTTTTCTTTAACATCATGGCAATTTCTGTTAATTTAAAAGTTTTTTTACGCGCCGATTCATAACCACTATCATTTTGTTCCATCGTTTGTATTTTATTGGTCATTTCCATGATACGAATCACATATTCTTGATACATTTCTTTGGATATACCTATACGAAGTGTACTTCCAGAATCAATCTCAACCCATCTATGATTTACGTATTCATACCATCGTTTATGTTTAATGCTTTCACATACATATTTATCCTTAAAAATGTTATATAACACATTTGCCAAATCAACCTCCGTTGCTGGTTCTTTTACAATCGTTCCATAATTGTCCGATGAGGTTGGAATACCATACACCGTCCTATCAATATAATAATCTAAAGTTGATTTTACAATATCTTTATATTTTGGATAAGCATCTTGCTTACACCAATACATGATGGACCGATGGGACAATCCATCTGTTCCGGCACAATCAAATCCTGTCCATAAATTATACATGTCTTCTACCGAACGCGTCCAATCAAATTTACCTCCAAACGATAAGGTATGCCTACCCTCTGGTTGACAAGACATTTTTAACCATGACAGGAATAAATGAGGATGCGTGTTTGCGAGCGCCCAACCTACACGTATCCATTTATCATAACTTCCTGAACCATAATAACTAATAGGCAAGGCCATGGTATATTCATGGGTTTCTCGTAGTTTATAATCGGCTCTACTGGATTCTAATACATATTCTAAAATAGCGTCCAATGTTTTTTCATCTTTAATCATATAAAATTGACCTGTATGTAGGATATTTTTTACATTCACGTCTATTTTTGACACGACCTTGCGTATCGTACGATGTATTAAATTGGATTTAGCTTTTTCAAATAATTCCATAACCTCTTCTTTTACAACTGTACTTGGATTTCCCGTATAACGGGCACACATCTGTTTGATGTATTTACGCGTATCAAAGTCTTTATGCAAGGTCGGATTGCTCCATTCGTTATTTTTATAAGTACAGGTATAATGATTACTAATCAAATAAGATTCTTTACCTGGTTTTCTTGAGCCGTACATTTGCCAGTTCACATGTCCTTTTGTAACTCCTTCATCTATCACTTGTTCCCAAGTATTTACAATGGGCAAATCATCCCAGACGTTTGAAATTTCTTTTACAACGTCTTCACGTATCATGACTTGAACCGCCTTATGTACTTGTAACCCGAAAATGATATGAATACCGTCCTTTGTTTTATCCGCAAGTTTGGTAACATTTTTTTTTTCCAATACGAAAATATTTATAACGGTATCGTTGACTGCCGTTATATATTTATTCATTTTATCTAAATAGATTGCAATTAAATCCATGATATAATCCTCATTATGTAGTCGTTGGGTAACAGAGGGTTCATAATGAATATCAATATCCACGAGTAGTGGTCCATTCTCTACCAATTGTTTCTCCGTCATATATTCGTGTTTTCCATCTACAAATACCTTTTTGAAATATTCGTCTAAAAAGGTATCATAATATTTGTCATCTATGGAATAGGACCCTCCGTAAATTTTCAGCGTCTCATCCCCAATTCTAGTATGAGTAAACGGACACTCCTTACTAGTAGGATGCGATTTAAGAAATGTATCCAAAGTAGACATCTGTTTGGATGTCATGGTTATTGTATACTATTGTGTCTATATATTTATCTCAATTTTTACGATAATATATAAAAAAAATAGTTTTAATATAAACATAAGATTATATAATTTATAATGACGACGATCGTAACAAAAGATACTGCCAAACGAATTGTAAAGGATATACAACAATTAAAACGTGACCCAACCGATGGAATATATTATAGTCATGACGATACCTCAATGCTAAAAGGGTATGCCATGATAATTGGACCCGAACATACTCCGTATGAAGGCGGTTATTATTTATTTAAAATTGAATTTTCATATGATTATCCACATTCTCCGCCTGTATTTACATTTTGCACCAACGATGGATTTACACGAATGCATCCAAACATGTATAAAAATGGAAAGGTATGCCTCTCTATACTCAACACATGGAATGGAGAACCATGGACCGCCTGTCAAACCCTTTCAAGTATCCTTGTCACGTTACGTAGTATTTTAACCGAGGACCCCCTCTCACATGAACCTGGTATACGTAAATTACACGAGGAAAAAGAATTATATACATTTATCATTGAATATAAAAATATATCGCTTTCAATGTTGGACGTGATAACCCAAGAAACTTATCTTAAAGAGTTTAATCCGTTGATTCAGATTGCAAGACAAGACTTTATAAATCATTTTAATACTAAATTGAAGATTCTTAACAAAAATTCAAAAAAACTACGTGAAACTATATCCATTTCAGAGCCTGTTATATGTACATGCATATACAAATTAACGTGTAAAATCAGTTATGATGCACTTGAACAAAAAATGCATCAAACCTATGACACTTTAACCAAGAAAAATTGAAAGGATATTAAGAATAACATCTATAGTACTACTATAATGAACTTTTGTGTCAAATGCGACAATCTGTATTATCTTAAACTTAAAGACGACTTACAAAATAATTTAATTTATTATTGCAGGCATTGTGGTCATGAAACCAATGAGTTTGATACTAAAAATGTATGTATTTTGAACACACAAATCAAACGTATGGATGAAAAATATACTCATGTAGTAAATGAGTATACTAAATTTGACCCCACTTTACCCCATATCAAAACAATTAAATGTCCTAACCAAACGTGTAAAGGTTCAACCAGTCAAAGTGATATTATTTATTTACGATATGATCCTGTAAATATAAAATATGTATATATGTGCGCCCATTGTGATACAACTTGGAAAACCAACGACCAATAAATAAAAAATTGATATAAACTTATTATCTTATATTATAATTATAAGATGAGTGAAAGTGAAGAAGAAGATATAACGATAGAAGATGACACGACGGAAGATAGCGAGGACCAACTAGAAGAAGAAGAGCCTTCCGTAGAATTAAGTACAACGAACCATTCCGTTGCAGGCTTTCCAGATTCATCGGAAGAATCGTCGGACAGTGAAGAAGAAACCCTTCAAAAATTTGATAGAGAGGTCATTACAGACTACATTAGTTTATATCATCCAGAAACCAAAATGCATAATGATGAAGAAATCAGCGCATTGTCTGTGATAACCCGAAATCAGTATGGAGATGTTATAGACCCGCTTCATAATACTACATCTATCCTTACTAAATTTGAAAAGACTAAAATACTAGGGATTCGTTCCAAACAATTGGACGAAGGGGCGGAATCGTTCATTCAAGTACCTCCTAATGTCATTTCAAGTTATACCATCGCTTTGATGGAATTAAACGAAAAAAAGATTCCATTCATAATACGTAGACCTATACCCAACGGTGGTAGCGAATATTGGAAAATCACAGACTTGGAAATCCTTTAAACCAATCATACTTTATTGCACGCAAAATACGGTTTATAGGGTATAGGATTCGCTAACATAGACTCTGTACTGGATAACGAGGAACCATCCATACCATATCCAAATGCAATGGGTGTATTACCTCCTGCAAAATATTTTTTATTTTTTTTCATTTTATGGATTTTTTTGCGACTTTTGGATTTATTGGATTTATTTCGTCGTGAACGAAATGATTGGCGACGCTTAATCTTTTTAGCACCGGCTATATACATGTTTGTAGATGGTAATAGGTTTGGATATTGGCTATAATTGGGAGAAGAATTCGTAGTTAATTTACCGGCACTATACATACCGGTCACATTGTGTGGATTAGAATATACCATTGGATTAATCATATATTATAATGCTATATTTTTTCTAGGCGATGTATCTCTTGTATGGTTGTAAGCGGGAGGGTACCTTTATATTTTCGTAATGGTTTCCATCGTTTAAAATTTCGGTCATATATACATTCCATTACAATGGATGTAGTCAAAGGTATAGGATCCACGCATTCTTCATCGCTTTCTTCAATTAAATCTAAATTATTGTTTTCTTTTACATTACGAAAGAATCCGTTCATCATGACACTTGTCTTGTAGTCTGGTATTAATGCAATACCATATATATTTTCCAATGTATGTAAATAATAGATATCACATTGGATATCTGGTTTAATCCTAAATCGGACCGAATTACTATATATATATTTACCCTTAACCTTTGTATCTTTTCCATCCATCAATGTAATGCAATATATAGGATAAGGTAAACGGTCTGAAAGCATCAAAGCTTCTTCATACGAAGGCAATACTATCGCACTGGCTACAATCAATTGTGAAGTAACATAACCATTTGCACGTGTATGATTTGCCAACAAGCATGTAATGTATTTAAATTTGTCTATAAACGTCTTGTCTGAAATCATCCACCCTTTAAATACATGTATATCCATAATCGTAAACACTTGTAGGTTATTATAATGAAAGAATACTCCACTTAATAACGTGCCTTGTCCATAACATAATTCTGAATTAAACGAGGTGATTACCTTCTCAACCTTATGTATACTTTTATTATTTTGTGCCAGATATAATAGATAACATACATTCATTCCTTTACAATAAGTATACCACAATAGACAAGAAATGCCTTTTGGAACGAGTTGATACATATCTGCAGTGTATGGTTTATCTAGTACATGTCCATAGGATACATTAACACGAGGTAATCTGTCATTTAAGGTATCTATGGACATTTACGATGATATATATAATATATTTCTCTTTAACCTTCAAACCATTCATGTATTTTTTTTGATTTGATTTAAAAAATCACGTAGTTCGGTTTGCATACTGTCTTGTAAAGTGTCAACTTTGGGTTTTGGTAAGGTCATGATATCATTATATCGTTTCGTAGGTTTATATACCAAATCTCTTGTTTTTGGAACGGTCAACGTATCTATACAATACACATATAATTGGTGCATGATCACAATTAAAAATATAGAAAGAATACTATTCCATAATATAATTCCAATCATTATATTATATATCAGTTAATAACGAGAGTAATGAAACGTAATTGTCGTTAGTTTCATTCGTTTCTATATAATAATCCATTAATTCATCTTCACCGTATATCATGACGATTATAAATGATTTATACTGATTTGAAATATACTTTTTGATTGTACTATGTTGTACGATATAATCATGTGGCAATTGTGAATATACCGGTGTATTTTTTATAGTAGAATCTGTGATAACGAGTTTTATATTTTGTAGAGATTGTACATTCACATTCTCAAGTTCTAGTTGCAACTTACAAATCCTATCGTTGGATATGATGTATATACCGTCCTGACTATACAATTTGGTCTCGTTTGTGGTTGAGGATAAACAGAATTGAGGTTGTTTCACTATATCCTTGATTTTAGTTTGAGAAATATCTGGATATATATATTTTGACATAATTATTATATTTATAACCTATTTAAACCATTTGGAGTATATTGTGTTAGTCATGTCTGTTACCATAATAGTCATTGATAAAAATGGTATTACGAAACAACAAAATGTTAAACATCTTACACAAGATACAATTTATAAAAAATGTGGATTGCGTAATTCAAATGGTTTTCATCGTAGACATGTATGGTATATCCATACGATGGATGTAGATACCGTAGAATTATGGTCGTGTGATACCGTTAAATCTGGACAAGACAATAAATATGAACTACCTGCTCCTCTAGAAACTAAAGTATATTACGGTTCAATGGTGTTGATTTCAGTACAAAGTGATGGTACATTTGGAAATTTATCCTTGAACGAGTGGACACAAATTTACGAGAATTTATTAGAGGATGGTTCAATCCATGAGGATTCACAAGACAACACAACGGTTACATTTCCAATCCATTATGATAATATACATTATGAGGAGGATGAACACGAAGAGTTGGAAGAGAATGAATCTACTCAAGAAGAAAATCCAACGATACCCGAAGAGGATTTAAACGAGGAAGAATACCCTGAATTTATGGAAGCACTCCATGGAGATGGTTCGGAACTTCAAGAAGAAGAATATGATGAATATTGAAGAAATTGAAACTATATAAAGTAAACACGCATTATGTTATAAGATGATACACATTAAGGACCCTACAGAATTTCGTATTAAAATCCAAAAAGTGATTGCTTCGTTAATGTCAACGTCGATCTATAGCGTAAATATTGAAAAGGGTATTTTAAATTACACGATACGAGTATGCCTTGACAATTACATTGTAAAAAAATGGGAAAATTCGTATTTTGTTCAAATCTATATTGACCGGTTTAGAACCATCTATAGAAACCTTCAAAATACGTCGTTTCGTGAACGCATTGAAACGGGTGAATATACCCCCATGCAAATTAGTCATATGACCCATCAAGAGTTTTTACCTGAAAAATGGAAACAATTGATTGAATTTAAAAAAATAAAAGATGAAACTTTATATGCCCCTCATAATGGTAATACAGACATGTTTGTATGTCGTAAATGTAAATCCAATAATTGTAGTTATTATCAACTACAGACGCGTTCGGCAGATGAACCCATGACTACATTTGTGACGTGTGTAAGTTGTGGAAACCGTTGGAAATGTTAAATAGATATCATACATTTCGTGGATTTCGTCACAGACGGGGCATCCCATGTATCTGTAAAATATCGTGTATTATCACTTACCCTTACTGTATATTTATTTTTTTTATAGTAAGCCAATCTTTTTTTATATTGACGTTTGAATACATCGTGGGTATCTAATATATCCACGATCAATGGACGATTATGTTTCACGCGTAATATACGTCCAACGGCTTGTGTAATATCCGTGCGTGGCGTCGCAAATAACAGCGTCGTCAAGGTTTTGATATCCAACCCTTCCGATGCCATTGCATACGTCGCAATCACGATTTGTTTGGTTTCGCTCTCTTTTAATTGGGACTCTTTCATGCCACCTATATAATAACCAACGCTTCCTAGTTTACGATGTACAATCGCATCGTATAGATACGTTAAAATACTTTTGTTTTGTGCAAGAATCATGATTTGTTGTTCTTTCGTATCCGTTAATTCATGTTGTAACACCTGTAATATAAACTCACTTCTTTCATTATACACGCATATTTTTGTAATCATCGTGCTATATTGAGGGTTACCTCTATGGTCGTATATAGTTTCTTTAAATTCATCGTCTTTGGAATCATATAGTATCGTCTTTACTAAAACGGTATCGTCCGTCATTCGTTTCACGGCATATACTACATCCCCTAAAAACATTTTGAATACAGGAGTCAATCCATCTTTACGCGTCATGGTTGCGCTAAGTCCAAGTGTATATTTAGTAACAATTCTTGTTAAAGATTGACTGAATACTTCGGATGAGATATGATGACATTCGTCTACGATGGTGAGTCCAAAGCAAGAAAACGTATCTTCGGAATAATGTTTAACCGATAAAGATTGTAACATTCCAATGACAATGTCTTTGTTTTGGATATCCATCTCTTTTCCTTGTATTTTACCGATACGTGCCGACGGTAGGAACTCTTCTATACGTTCTATCCATTGATTTACCAAAAAACTTTTATGTACAATCACCAAGGTCTTTACCTGTAACTGACTACATATATATAAAGCCATGGCCGTTTTTCCCCATCCGCATGGTACATCTAACAATCCCCCGCCACCCGTTCGGTCATTTACTTTGGATAAAAAGGCATCTACGATGGGTAATTGATTGGTACGAAGACTACCTACAAACTCCAATTGGATTGGATCCCCTTTGGGAATACAGTAGGCATCGGGTTCTCCAAAATGTTGAATCCCAAAGTATCTTGGTAAATAATATTTACGTTGACTTTCTAAATAGATTCTGTATTTTTCAGGTTGAACGGGTGACTTTGGAATATAAGGGGAAACGGTTAAATGGTCCTTTATAAGTTTATACTCTTTGGGAGTTAATCCATCTTTATAGATTGTATATCCCATCTTGCCCAAATATTTGGAGGGTAGATCTGAAACGGACATTTTAACTCAATACTATAAAATGTGGATCAAATCAATTTTTATATTAAAAAAATATTATTACATAATATATGAAGTTAATAAAGTCTATACAAACCTATGAATCCAAGCATTCGGTTGTAATTAGTATAATATGTATTATATATATTTTATTCGACATTTCATTACCTAAAACCGTTGCCTCTTGGATAGATACGTCTATCGGTCAAATTATAGTGTATGTTCTTGCGCTTATAATGTTTCCAGCCGCGGGTATCTTGGCAGGCGTTCTTGCGTTATTAGCAGGATATACCCTACTTCAGCGTGCCTCCGTCGCATCTGGAAATGCTTACATTTACCAAGAAAATAAAGCAGAGGAAATTAAAATGCAAATGCTTGACCAATATAAGGACTATTCAAAAACGTTAGAAGAAGAAGTGGTTGCGAGTATGGCTCCCATTGTACAAACGGGGAATCAAAACTTTACATTTAAGCCCGTACTGGATGACTTACAAAACGCAGCGCCCGTAGATTATGAAGGGGTCATATAGCATATTGTTTATAAAATTGAAATACTTATAGCACAATACTTTCGTTATACACATGAAAGAATGAGTACCTCTAAACCGATTCAACTTGGATTGTGTTGTTTAAACACAACCTTGAGGTCATTCAAACCTCCCATTTTCGCATCGAGAAAAATGATTATGCGTTCCATTGAAGAAAAAGGTATAGATGTATTAAAAGATAAAATCATTCAAAATTTAAAAGATGTACTTACCATGATGGATTGGAACGAACAAAACGGAATCAAAGTGTTTCGGTTGAGTAGTGAATTGTTTCCACACAAGTCCAATCCAAAAGTATGTAACTATACATTTGAGTTTGCGCATACGCTATTAAAACAAATTGGCGAAAAGGCACATACCTACCAACAACGTATTACATTTCATCCCGGACAATACAATGTGGTTGGTACTCCAAATCCAGCCACGTTTTTACAAACTTGTGCAGACTTAACGTATCACGCCGAAGTGCTTGAATTATGTGGATTAGATGGATTAAGTCCTGTAATCGTGGTTCATGGTGGAGGAATATATAAAGATAAATCCGCAACAATACTTCGTTGGTGCGAACAATATTATCAATTGCCTGAACTTGTTCGTAAATATCTTGTCTTGGAAAATTGTGAGAAATGTTTTTCTATAAAGGATTGTCTTGAAATTTCAAAGAGAATCAATATACCCGTTGTATTTGATACACATCACTATAATTGTTATTGTGATTTGCATCCCAATGAGACATTCTATCCACCCGAATATTACATACCAGACATATTATTGTCTTGGAAAAAACGGAATCTAAAACCCAAATTTCATGTCAGTGAGCAAGGAAAAGGACGCGTCGGTCATCATAGTGATTTTATTAAAGAAATCCCTACGTATTTATTAGATATACCTAAACGGTACAAGGTTGATATTGACATTATGATAGAAGCTAAAATGAAAGAACAAGCGATACACCGATTGTATCAACGTTACCCTGAAATGAATGGTTTGAATGATTTCATTCCAGGAAATGGATGGACACATATGAAACGTTGCTTTAAGGATGAATGTTGTGCAAAGAAACGGTATGTATTGGTTATGAAATGTTGTAAACTGAAATTAGTAAAGGGAACGAATTGTTCTTGTTAACTCGTCTCGGTTGTGGGTTTAGTGACATAATCCTCTGCATAATAACCTGAATCTACTAATTTTTTTGTATAGGACTGACCTCCCCAGTTTGCGTCCATTGGGTTTGGACTAACGGAGGAAGTATTATGATACATTAGGTCTAAAGGAGTATTCGTACCGATGGTTTGGTCTTGTCCGTCAAACCCTGGGTAACTATTTTTATTATATACACTATCCGAATTGGAACGAGAGGCATCCACTAATTTTGTGAGGGGCGCTGCCCCGATTGGATAATTCGTTAATCCACCTTGAATATTTGTAGGAGAGGCGTGTGGTTTATATACCTTATTCCCTTGTGCATCGTAAGACTCTTGTACGTACAAGACAGGACAACGTATGCCCTGACTACGTTGCCATTCTATAAATTCAGTATATTCCTCCAAGTTCTCAAAGGTTACAGGATTCACTCCAGGTACATTGGCTAAGTTTGAATTATACAAGTAAAATTTTGTTCCTTTTTGAATCAATAGGTCAGGACAACGCATTGAACCTTGGTTCGTAAAGTTTTCATATCCAGTTACGGTATAATAATATAAACCTAATAACATTACAATTATCGCTAGGAATAGTTTAAATGGTTCAATCATCTATGATATATAATATTAATATATTATATATGTTCGTTCGGATGAATTCAGAAAATGTGGAAGAAATGAATCGTATTCTTGATACACAAGATGTATTGTTGAGGTATTATTCACCGACCTGTGGGCATTGTATTGCAATGGAAGAGTCTTGGAATGGATTAAACCAACATCCATCCCTCTCCGGTACGGAGATATATATAGTAGATGCTAATATTGATACATCTAGTCTTGTACGCCATAAAAGCGGACAAGATGTTCAAGGTAAAGGTGTTCCTACTATATATTATATTAGCGGGGACTATATGACCCAATATGATGGAGATCGTTCTACCGAAGATATGGTACAATTTATCTTAAATCAGTCCAAACGCAAGTCCAAAGTCAAGTCCAAAGGCAAGTCCAAAGGCAAGTCCAATCGCAAGTCCAAGCGCAAGTCCAAACGCAAGTCCAAAGGCAAGTCCAAAGTCAAGTCACGACAACGTGGTGGTGGCTGGCGGCCACGGTTGATAGGCTTCCCGTTGAGTACTTGATAAGGGTTCTGAATTGAATAATATTAAAGAATTAAAATATAATATATATACATGTATACTTTTAACACAACCACGCGTATAGGGGATTCCATGGATGACCTTAGTCAGCAAAATATTCAAGATACAGCCGCCGCAAACTATCGGTTAATGAATTATAAACCACAATGTCCAATGACCAATGTCATTGACTTTGCAACCGCCCAACCTGCCATTAATTTTACGGGTAGTCACACCGTTGGTATAGGTGGTTGTAATATTGATGAGAATTCAACGTTAACCCTTAGTGATTTGTCACGTAACAAATGTAAAATAAGTTTGTTACAACGTCCATTTATAACGGTACCTTATCTTGGTCGTGGTGTGAACGATGCCATGGCGGAATCACAGTTACAACAAGGTGAATTAGCAAATAATAGAAAGAGTGTGAATCCAAGTTCAGAATTAACACATTCCAATTATACACCGTTGATACCGTCGTTACAAGCCACCATTAACAATCCTGCGAATTTGATTGAAGGCATTGCGGCCGATGGATGGATACGAGGAGGTATTCCCGTACGACAACTCACACGCGATCAATCCAACAATAGTTAAAGTAATTGTTTAAATACACGATTGTAATGAAGGATAATGAATAAACTCTACGATGCATCCTTTCTTTGTACGTATAAGCAAGTAGACAGCGACGACTTGTACCGTATTCAATTGTTACAAGCATTCCAAATGATGGAATGGAACGAGGAAGAGGTTGCAAATAAAATAGATACATTATACGATAAAACGGTTTCACACTTTACGAAGATATATGACCGTATGAAACAAGACGATAGTATAGTCAGCCACTTGTTATTGTTTTTAGGGAAAGACCCCAGTTATAAAGATTTATTTAGAACCTTGTTTATGATGGATACCTTTCAAGAAATGCATATTTGTATAAGTGATATTTTGAATCATGGTAGCATACGTACTTTAAATTATAAACGGTTAGAAATGGTGTTGTTTGAATCTCTCAACACCTCGGTGTAAAAGGATATAAATAATTGTTCATAACCAATGGTATGGACTATTTAAAAACACACGGTTATGTGGTCATAGATGACGTATTGTCAACCGAAGAAGTCCATCATGCAACGCAATTGTTTCGTGTCTGGAAAGAAAAAAACTCTATACCTGTAGGTAACCATGGGATTATCCAAACCCACAATGCCGGACATCAAGAACACGCATGGTATATTCGTACGCGTCCGAATGTAATAAATATCTTTCAACACATTTGGAATACAAAGGACTTGATTGTATCCTTTGATGGTATGTGCTACATGTCCCCAACCGATCATTATGAAGACTACTGGATGCATACCGATCAATCCCCAACCGATACCTCCTTTCGTTGTTATCAAGGATTCGTTGCATTGACAGACAATGAACATAAAACAATGAAAGTATGCGATAACACACATTTAATATATGATGCGTATGTACAACAATATAATTTAAAAAGCACCAGCAACTTTAATATCATCCATGAAGATTATTGTAAACCTCTCGTTCAAACCAGTCTTTCTGTAAAAAAAGGGTCCTTGGTAATATGGGACTCTAGATTGTTCCATCAAAACCATTGCGGTGACATTGGAAACACCGAAGAGAGAATCGTACAATACGTTTCATACATGCCAAAAGAACATAAAGATAATACAGAAGACAATCAACACAAACGCAAGAATGCATTTTTAAAGGGTATCACTTCAACCCATTGGTGTGCGCCCTTAAAACACGCGACGAACGATGCTGTCCACCTTCCTTTATTTGACATTCAAAGATATGGTACTTCAATTCATGCTTTGATTTGACGAGGCACGCGTACATAAAAAAACTCTCGTGTAACTGGATTATTCAGAAAATTGAAAGTATTTGTATAAACCGAATTATTATAAAAGAACCATGGTTATAACCCTTCCTCAAGAGATTATGGATGAAATTATGTCGTATGGCGATCCGATTGTAACACGTAAACATCAATCCGTAGTCCATCAAATTCAATATCACCGAAAAATGTTGAAGGTAGATAGCAGGTTAACTTTAATATATATGGGGAGATTGAACGCATACTATGGCATTACATCCAGGGACTTTTATTTATATATTCTTGATAAATCCTATATTAAAAAAAACGTGTATCGTGATACAGGTAAATACTTCAATCACAAATCATTTCAACGCTTACTTTTAACCTATTAATAATTTGTCAAGAATAGCAAGGCAATACATTTTTTTATTGGACATCCTAGTTTCAATGAGAAAATTATCTGTATATATATATATATATATGGAAAAAGAGAAATGTATGATATGTTTGGATGACCTATACAATGGTACAGACGTGTCACAAACCATATGTGAACATAAAATTCATAGTGAATGTTTAATTGGGTATTGTAACAGTGCTAAATCTCCATATTCGTTTCGTAAAAAGGTAATCATACCATGTCCATTATGCAAGACAGAGTTAGATTGTAAAAGTAAAGAAGATATTTTTCCAGCCGTCCTAGAGGATATAGAGGATGAAAGAGTTGCGAGTGAACCTGAAATGAATAGACTTAACATTCAAACCGCGTTAAATAGAATAGACGAAGAAGAATATGAATACATTCACGATATAGATGATATTATTATTCCAAACCTAAATTTAACAAAAGCTGAAAAAGAACAAGTTTTAATAGAAATTGAAAAAAGAAAAAAGAAAGGTGGACGAAAAACGAAACGAAAAACGAAACGAAAAACGAAACGAAAAAAACTAAAATCACGAAAGCAAAAGAGAGGTTAGAGGTCACTTATTTAGGAATACGAATTTTATAGGATTTCTCATTTTTAGACAATTGAATTCCAATGTAAAATTAAACGCTACGTTAATTTGTGATTCACTATATTGTAGAGTGGTTAACAATAACAAGTTTACACATTAAAATTGCGGACTACTATACCAAGTTCCATTTAGATTTTGAATTACATTTTTATTATTTCCTCTATATAACATTATCCATATATCACAATTACCGCTTCCACAAATTATAAAATTACACTTTGACATTATAATAGTTATAGCGAGGTATTTTTTTGAAAACTCATAATTTTGAGAACTCATTTTTTTATCCACGGTATCCTTACAATGTTTCATGTGCCTTATTTCGTCTTTAAAATAGAAAGAATTTGGAAATAGATTCGTCATAAAGTCTATAAATTCAGTTTCATCGCTTTGAATTAGAAAAATTATATTTGGGTTTTCTTGTAATAATTGGTTTGCATATTTTAAATATTCGTGATAACCACATTTTTTTGTTTCTGTATTTTTATCATTTCCGCGATAAAATAATACACATATATTTTCATATTTTAAATTATACTTTTTTTCTATATGATTCATAGTGTCTTTTATTTCATCCGATGGAGAAAAATATTTTTTTATTAACGGTTGTATATTATAATCTAAATTAGAATAGTTTTTGAATTGGTGTCCATGGTTATAATTTATAGGATGTATTATATTAACATCTGTTATATTATTATAATTTTCAAAAAAATCAAATGTTATATCTTTTGACTTATCGTTTTTATACCACTTAAATTGCTGAGAACTATCTACAAAATCAGGTATCTTTTTATTTGAATTAATAAACTCTACGATACGGTGGAGTTTTACAGAACAACAAGAGAAAAATCCAGCATTATGTGTTATTTTGACATTAGACATATATATATTATAGATAAATTAATTATATGGATTAGGTCGGTATAATAGAGTTATAGGTTCAATCCTTATTCTAGTATTCAGGCATACGAATTTTATAGGATTTCCCAATCTCATTTTTTAGACAATTGAATTCCAATGTAAAATTAAACGGCAATCTCGCAAAGTTTACAAGTCTACCATCATGGTATCTAAATTTAAATTGAAGTTTAGATATTTTTTCTTCCGGAACATCAAAATAGGTAAAGTTTTGTAAATGTAAATTGGTTGTATCGTACGACCACCTAAACTCATTCACATTTATTTTAGCAAAGGCTGAATTAACATATCCGGCATAGGTATTGTTTTCGTTACTGTTTGTATTAAGAGGATACAGTTTAAGTTCATCCATTGAATTATATTTTTCTATTTCCATGTAAAATACAGACTCTCCTTCAATCTCGGGTGCAAACGGAGCAATCGTTAAATAGACATTTCCATTTGTATTCATCAACCATATAGGATTATTTTCTAAATAATTAAAAGAAACATTCTTTTCTAAACATGTGGATATATATGTCGCTCGTTCAAACCCAAGATAATACCCCAACCCCCATTTAACCGGTAATTCCCACATATTCGGTTGTTTACATACATCTTTATAACATTCTTTACGGTTCAATAATAATATAAAGGGATGTTTTACGTTTCCAAACATTATGCGTTGTCCAACGAGATCATAGGTTACTTTCATCTCATTGTAAGGTTCTCCTAATTTTTGCGTAATACAATCGTTCATTTTGGTTTGAATTTCGTTTGTTAATTGTGTAATGGTATAGTTACCTGGTTGAATTTCAATGGTGATAATTTCATCGCAACCAAGCGGTTCAATGGAATACGTGTCAACCTTTATCACAAAAGATAATTTTGTATTTTGATACTCTGAACTAAACGTATAAAACTTATCTGGAAAAGAATAGGATACAAGACGCATAGATTGTACGTTTTCCATGATTTGCGGAAGTTTTATATCAAACGTGTTCGCCTCTGGGTATTTAATAATATCTCTGTCTTCCGAATGTATAGTAACAAACTTACGAGAAAGCAAATAAGTTTGTTCTCTAGGTATCAATGGATGTGACATATTTACATTAAACATTATTATTATATTATACTAATAATTTATTATTCCTCGCAATATATCATATAAATCGTGTTAACCTATATTGCTTTATTAATGATATATGGCTATCATAATAATTTATTTATTCCTCGCAATAATATAATCACAATATAGCATAGACTTCATGTCATCCTATGCTACTTTATTAATGATATATATGGCTATCATAATAATTTATTTATTCCTCGCAATAATATAATCACAATATAGCATAGACTTCATGGCATCCTATACTACTTCATTAATTATATTTATGGCTATCACCGGAGTTATAATAAAAATGATTCAACCTACCTCGTCCAATATAAACGTTGGACCCGCCTCTGCCTCTTTATGGAGTTATGGCATGATTATGATGGCCACGTTAGGAATTATGTTTTCATCCTTTGCCGTTATAAACAAAATGGATACGTTGAAAACGAATTCAGTCTCTTTTGTAAAAAGTTTATTTACTCAATCCGTACCATCCTTATTATTGATTGGGTTATTGACATGGTTAATCGTTTTAAATGCACAGTATTTCAAAAATATTAATCAAGGAGAAGTAGCCACCGAATATTCAATGTATAGCAATGTATCTTTCTTTCTAATACTCCTACAATTATGGATAGCTTACGATTACATGCAGAATTCCATGAAAACATCTGAAGTTATGGACAGTTACAACCGTAGACTGTTATCGGTTAATTATTTATTGACCATAACGAATAGCATGGTTATACTTATAATGAATATTATTTTAAAATATTTTTCAACGGATGGGTAAGTCCATGTATAAATTTATACGTCAATCCATAATGGGTAGAGGATAACCAGATCCCGGATATCTTTAAAATAAGTAATGGTGTATTTGGATATATACATGAAGATTGTGTATGTATGTGTATTTTATTGTGAATAAACTGTGGTTTGAGTCGTATTGTTTTTTGTAAGTTATTTATATTTAAAGAATCTAATATATAATGTTCTAGTTTGGATAGTGTTTCAATATTGTTCAGGTTATCCTCATAATTAAATTCATAGGTGTATCTATTAAAATATTTGAATACTCTCACGGCATTCAAATTTAAATGAATATGCATACAGTTCATACTACAAAGATTATTACTATAGGATATTCTCATAAACATACTATTATCTAGTACTGTATTTTTTACAGGATTAGATATATGGATATATCTTGGTTGAATGTCTTCTAATTCTAAATAAACATTCATGTTGTATAAACTATATAACTCCTATTGATTTATATTCATTTGCTATACATTTCAATTATTAAAATGACAGAGATAAGAGCAAAAGATATGTAAGAATGTGGTTGTATGATTTGTTTCAAGTAAAACGTTTGAAATAATATAACACTGATAGAAGTCCCAAATAACCATACCATTTGTATTTGTACTGGACTCAATACATCTTTTATTAATATAAATCCTGGTATCTTGAACAAATATTCTATACTTGCAAACCCTACCGCCATTGCAAGTATAATTAAAAATTTTTGAGATATTATATTGATTTACTATTTACTTTATTTTCCCTAAAATTTGCAAATGAATAAAATCCACTTGCGAAAAGAAGGAGTATTGAAAATATTATAATTCTGGATAAATCGTTCATACTATAGGATTATATTAAAGACAATTCGCTCTTCTTAGTATGAGTTATACAATGTCTCATTTTGAAGAATATATACAATTAGAAAAGAATAATCCATTACATCCAAAATTAAATACTATATATAATCGTTTCCCCCCAGAAATTAAATCTTTACAAAGTTTGATTTTTTATGGACCAAAGGGTTCTGGTAAATATACACAAATGTTAAAATCCATACTCAAATATTCCCCGTCTCACTTAAAATACGAACGTAGAATTACGAATATCGTTGGGAACAGTACGTATACCTTGAAAATAAGTGATATTCATTTTGAAGTAGATATGGAATTATTAGGATGTAATGCAAAAGTATTATGGGGAGAGATATATCTACATATTATGGAGATATTACAAACAAGACCTTGTCGTACGGGTATAATCGTATGTAAAAATTTTCATGACATACATAATGAATTATTAGAAGTATTTTATAGTTATATGCAGACATTAACATACACCGAGGTGAATATTAAATATATATTATTAACGGAACATATAAGTTTTATTCCAGATAAAATTGTGGATAGATGTAGAGTCCTTTCCATTCCGCGTCCTAGTAAATCCCATAATACAATTGTACGACGCAATACGTCCGTCACAAGTGACGTTACGACATTAAAGTATTGTAACCATGTACCTTATCCTATCATGCATCCTTATATTACCCTTTGCGACCAAATCCTAGAATGCATCCGAACACCTCAATACAGCGAAATCCGAGACCGATTGTATGATATCCTAATATACAATCTAAATGTAATGGATTGTATATGGTATATTCTATCCAATGTTATAGTACAAAAAATAGTTACACCGCATCAAATTACACCTATGCTTATACAAACGTATCGTTTTTTGTATTATTACAATAATAATTATCGTCCTATTTATCATTTAGAGCGATTTATATTTCATATAATAAATACAATTCATGAAGATACAAAAGGCGTGTAATTTACTTGAATTAAAATGGTGTAAATCTTTAACAGAAAAAGAGGTCAAAGCGGCCTATTTTCGTCAAGCTCGTAAATACCATCCAGATAAATTTAAACAGGATACAGGGATGGATACAATAACATTTATAGAAATACAGGATGCCTATACATGTGTAATACAATGGATAAACGAACCAACCCGTTACGTACAACCTAATGTATCTGAAATGAAGGAGTATCTATACACTGGGATGGGTCTACAGGAAGAGAACTGTGTACGTTATATCATGGATTTTATCACAGAGTTTAAACTACAATTAAATAAAGAATCCTATGCCTTACTACAACAACTTATATTAGATTATTATCGTAAGAGTCCATTACGTAGAGAGGATACTTATCGGGTTACGTTACAACCCACCCTTGATAATTTATTGAACCATGACATATATAGTTTAGTGATTCAAGAAGAAACCTATTATATTCCATTGTGGCATGAACAAGTAGAATTTTTAAATGAAACGTGTAAAGTAGTCGTGAATATAGAACCAATCTTACCGAACGGTATATTCAAAGACGACGAGAATGTTTTACACGTTCATCACTCTTTATCCATACATGACCTATTCGGAAAAGAAACCTACGATATTTTTGTTGGGAAACGTAAATTTACTGTAAACGTAAGCGAGTTAAAATTACAACCGTATCAATGTATACCGTTCCTTCAATCTGGAATTGCGGACATCTCTACCTCTTCTATATTTTCTATAGATATCTTAAATCCTGTATACATATATATTGAATTCAAGGAATACCTTAAAAATCTAAACTAATACTGGTTTTTTCACTTTTTTTCCGACGGTTTGAACGAGATGGTATATTCGCCGATTGTAATTCTCTGAGGTCTTGAATACTTACGGTACTACCCTCTTTTACAGGTATAACCATAGGTTCAGTCGGTTCGTTAGACTTGGAGGTCTTAGGTTTCAATCCAGATAAAAGGTCGTCAATGTCACTGGGTCCTTTCATCTCAGGTCTTGGACGGTCTTGGTTTGTGGAACGCGGTGCACTGATCTCATGTACCGATTCAAATGTATCCTGAATGTCGTAACCATCTTGTGTTCTTGCGGCGGAAAGGTCTGGACGATTTGGATTTACAGCATATCGGGTACTCTTATCCGTACGTGTTTTCATTGGGTTAGGTAGAGGACCATTCTCCGTTGATTTAGGGTCATTTTTCATGATATTATTCATAAATCCACCAAATCCTGGACTCTGTTCCCCCATTGAATTTACAGCTGCCTGTGTAAATTGCTGCATGAGTTCAGGATTTTGTCTCATAATATCATCCATACCGGGTAAAGCGGATTTAAACATCGTATTCGTCATATGAACCATAATGGCGGACCCTCCCAATTGAAACAATAATTTTAATTCAGGTGCTAGTTTCACTTTAGAATTGTATTTTTCGTGTAATTCTGCAAATATATCATCATAATCCTCAATGTTTTCATTGATTTGTTCGCTCCATCCGTCTAGTTTAATGTCAAATGGGTCTATACGATTATTTAAAAATTCTATACCCGTAATGGCGGCCATCAACATTTTGCCTTGAAATTTCATACTATTTGACTTTTCTTTCTCAGCTATAATGGATTCATACTCACCTTTCATTTCGTCCAAGTTTGAATCCATGCTATACTTTTTGGTAAGACGAACTCCTTTGCGTTCTAAATTTTCCAATTTATTTAAGAATGTAAATTTCTCTCTGAGAATGTCTTCGGGTGATTTATCGGACACGTCTGGAATATCCGGGTCAATGTTAAATTTGGAATAGTCGTTTGGATTGGTTTCAAAATGAGACTGTGCTGTAGAACGACCGACGGAAGGTTCTGGGTTCTCTGGAAGATTCGTAGTCTCTACAGGTGCCGGTTGTTTCAACATATAGTTAAACATATCCGACTTTGTAGATGCTTTGAATACGGTAGGTTCTGTAAGTTCATTGAGTTCCGTTTCAAGCTCATTTAAATCACTTATATTTATATCCATTAGGTCATTATGTTTCTCAGGTCTGAGTTTTTCATTCATTAAAAGTTCAATACCCCCACCAAAATTAATAGAGTTAGATTGAATCGGTATATGTATGTCTGTATCATTCAATACAATTGTTTCCGCTTGCATATTAACAAAGAGTGATATGATTTTAAGTAGAGTAAAACGCAATTATGTTTTTGTATGAATGAACCATAGCGCTTGTAAATAAGAGTCTGCTAAATCATCTTTTTTTTTATGTGTATGAAATACAGACAACCATGTATGATTTATGGAATTCTCCAATAAATCAAGCACAACAAGAATACCCGAGGCTTTACGTTCTTTATACGTTTTTTTTGGAACGTCGTACAATTTTAGTTTATTTATACTAGATATAAATAAAATGTTATAAATTGCTTTTTCAATAAAAAATTGGGCTACCATTCCTTGAACACATTTCATTCTGCTTGCAATCGTACTAATTTGATTTTCAATCAATACGGTGTCTATATCGTTTATGCACGTTAAACGGTTGGTTAACATTGTACTTAAAGTCTTTCCAATGTTAATTAAATCCATGTCATTTGCTGAAACGGGTTGAATTACTTTGGTGGCACAATGTTGATATATATGATTCGTTAATTCTTCTACCGATGCATTCAACTCAAACATATGATTCAGTTTTTTTGTTTTCATCAAAGATGGTTTTTTTAAAAGACTATAATATTCCGGCGGTGCAATACGGATAGAAGGAATACACTTTGTAATATGTCTATTACAATAATACATTTTACCGGCAATGGTATAAATGGCACGACTGGTACAACGTTTATGTTTCATACAATAGTTACAAGAATGAATCGTAGTATTCGTGAGGTCAAGGATATCCCAATCACGAATACTACCATCAGAGGCAATAAGACATATAGATAAATTTTTTATACCAATATCTATACTTAATATCATACGATGTCATATCGTAATCCGTTTATATTATAATCAATTATAGTTTTTATAACCGTCACGTAAAAGTTGTTCTTGTGTTAACACAGGTGTATATAATCTACGTTCTAATTGGTATTTAGATAAATATTGACTTTTTAAATCGCTATTCGGATAACCAAGCGTTTGTGTCACATCAATGGAGGAAAATACGACGGGGGTGTTGGTGGTCTGTTTGGGTTGTACACCATACTTCATTGGACATGCACCACATTGGTCACATGAAGCAAGTTGATTGTAGACTATGATTTTATCTGCGTTATCTTGCATATATTGGCGATATTGCCAGTTGGTCTTAAGGTTAGATTGTTTACGTATATCTGCGCTAAGTTTAGAACCGGGTTGCCATGCTGTAAAATTACGACCATCCGCCATGATAGGAGGATAATTCATATGTATATTGTTTGAACCATTTTGACATTTGTCACACATATATTATTCAAAATATTATAAATTATTTTCTTGTAAAGCATTCACTAAATCTAGTTTCTTTTTGCCTTTTGGAACGATACCCTTATCTGCGAGAATAAGTCTCAATTGACTTATTTTCATTTTAGAATAATCTATCGTTGAACCATCGTGTATATCCACCGTAATACCATCGTCATCTTCCTCCAAGGGTTCTTCTACAGTATTTTCTTTGAATAATGTATCCAGAGTACGACTGTCCGTTATATCTCCTAATTGTATGACCTTAACCACAGACGATTCTACCCTATTTTCTTTAAATAATGTATCCAGAGTACGACTGTCCGTTATCTCTCCTAATTGTATGACCTTAACCTCGGTCGGTTCTACCGTATTGGATATGGTGTCCTCCGAGGAGGTTGAGTCGTCGTCCTCGCTATCCGTTACCTCAATATAGTCCATATCTGGAGCATTCTCGTGATGCCCCTTTGCAACATGCATGGCTTCAAGGGTTGCCCCATGGTTACTCGTATTCTCTTGGACTTTCACACTTGTATTACTCTTAACATTGGTGATAAAATCCGATAAGACGTGATTTTGTTTTACTATTGTAGATTCAAGTATAGATAAACGACCATTAAAATAATAAAACATTACACCTATCAGTAAAATACATATACCTAATAGTAGGTTATCCATCATTAATGATTAGTTCTACTATTATTACTCTTATCTAACGAATTAATTATGACGATTGATTTCACATAAACAATCCTTTATAATTTCTTGTGGATAATTCAAATCGTTCAACACTTTAACCCCCCCTTTTACACTAGATATACCTTTTAGGATACGATACGTATATATAAAGGAATGATGCATATCTTTTTCTACCTGCATGTGCATATTACATATATCGCATTCATCCTTCAACTGTTTGCACATGTCTACAAAATGGGTGGTCAATAAAAAACGTACATTGTTTTGTTTGTGAATATATTTTAGGTAAGCCTTCGCGGCGCTTGTAGCCTCATATGGGTTTGTACCTGAAAACAATTCATCAAAAATACAAAGATGTCGTCTCTCTTTATTACAAAGGATGTCATCTAATATAGTTTTACATCGTACTGCTTCTGCTTGAAAGAGACTTTCTCTTTCCGATGTATCTGGTATATTAATATAACTACTTAGAACATGATAGGGTTGTAAACGTGCTTTATTAAAATAACCACACCCGAATTGTTGACATAATATAGTATTGAGCATAATCGTTTTTAATAAGGTTGTTTTACCGGCGGCATTTGGACCTGTAATGATAATGTTGGTGGATAAACAAACATCGTTGTGTACGACGAGTTCTTTCTCGATATGTGGATAATATATACCTTTGAAATATGTTTTCTTTTTACTATATTTACAAAAATGTAAAGATTTATGTAGTTTATCCTTAATGCAAGACAAAGAATGTATATAAGAATTAAAATAAATACTATATTGAATGGTCTCTTTCCACGCACGGTCGGTGTTACATAAATAATATATACGCATAATTTTACCTAACTGTAATAATTTTGAGCCTGTATATTGAAAAGGAGTGACTTGTTGTAGTTCTTTACATATCGTATGCATGAGTACTCTTTTTGTATTACAATGTTCTAAAAATGGTTTATACGAAGGATATACATTCCACGATTGTATAGAGTCTATAGAAGACATCGTAGCGGTAAGGTAATCTTGCACTGTAAATATATAATCGTGTATATGGGTCATGTTTTTTATAAATTTTACACAGGATTGAACGTTGAAATAAACTTGAATGAAATAAAAAATAAAGGATAACAATATGAATATTTGTTTATCTAAGGTGGCTTGATGTATAAAAAATATTTGTCCTATACTGTGATGTTTCAAAACCACCAAAAGATGTTGAATATAACTATGGAACGATAGTTGAATCCCGTGTAATCTTATCATAAATAATGGAATAATCAACATAAATATGGGCAATGCAAGTGAAAGGATAGGGGAACAAATGTTATAAACACTCATACATTGCATTACACTTTGATTTGTATTTAGAGTCTGGAACGGTTTCCATTCAATGTAATGATATTGTTCTAAAAAGGTATCGTGTTTGGGTTCAATCGTTTTATAAATATTCATTATCTTATGATAACTGGGTTGTGCTGGCAAAGGACCTTTTAAAATATGTTGCGTATCCTTCAAAAAGATAGTATCCGTAGTATACCATCTGGATAATTGTGGAATGATTAGTTTTTTAAAATCATCGTCTGCGTTCAATAAGGATTCATACAAAGGATGAGGTCCACTTTTAAGTTCTAAATCCTTGGATACTTCTGATTTAATCGTACATTTATCCGAACGATAGGCTAATGGAATACGAAATCCGGCAAAGTTCATTGGGTCGTGTGTGGTTTCGTCCATTGTACATTCGTAAGATAAAATACAATGTATATTACCTTATTCTTTTAAAGCATCACACCAATTGGTTGGCATCTCTTGAATGTGTATGGAATAATGTTTCTCAATTTGCTTCATATATCTTGTATCACGAGGGGTAACAAAATTAATACTTAACCCTTTTCTACCCCAACGTCCGCTACGACCAATACGATGTAAATAGGTTTCTACCGAGGATGGAATATCAAAATTAATAACGGTACTGACTTGTTGTATATCTATTCCGCGTGCAGTGACATTGGATGATATAAGCACTCTTGATTTTCCGCTTCTAAAATGTTTATAATTTTCAATACGGGCGAGTTTATCCATATTGGAATGGATCGCCGTAACTGGAAAATGATCCGCCAACATTGTATCGTATAAATGTTGAACTCGTTGAACGCTATTACAGTAAATGATACATTGAGATACGGTAAATGTACTATAAATATCCTTTAAACATTCATATTTGTCATCATCTTGTTCAAGATTTATATAATATTGAGAGATTCCATCCAAGGTCAATTGATCCGATTTTACTAAAATCTTAACTGGATTTCTCATAAATGTATCAAAGAGTGTAACAATATCCTCGGGTAAAGTTGCACTAAACAACCCAACTTGTACATTCGTTGGCATGTATTGAAAAATATTATAAATCTGTTCTTTGAAACCATCGGACATCATTTCATCCGCTTCATCTACAATGATTAATTTTATCTTATCGGGCACAAGGACGTTTCTTCGGAGTAAATCGTATATACGTCCAGAACAACCTACAACGACTTGCGGGTGTTTCGTGTGTATTTCTTGGATACATCCATCCAACGGGGTACCTCCGACCGCCAGCACCGAGTTAAATTTAGGTATAAATTTTCCCATTGCATTTAATACATCCATGGTTTGCATCGCCAATTCACGGGTAGGGGATAAAAGTATAGCTTGTATACAGGATTCGCTTGTGTCTATCAATGCGAGCGTACTAATCGTAAAACACCCCGTTTTACCTGTACCCGATTGCGCTTGTACGATAACATCTTTACATTCTAAGATAGGACGAATTGATTTTTGTTGAATGAGACTAGGTTTTTCAAATCCATACGCATATATACCTCGCAATACATGTGGGTGTAAATTAAATTGATCCCATTCTTCGTAGGATTCCACTGTATTGGATGGATTCATAATATTAAACTAATATTATTTATTTAAGTTGATTCAACTACACTACGTTTATGGATAAGATAATATATGAATAAAACGCGAAAAATAAAAAATTTCAATTTGAATTGCAATCTCAATGTGATATGCGGAATGGATGACCTCCATAATTACAACAAAATTAAAAACATAATAAAAAATGTATTAAATCATTTTTGAAACATCTAATCGTTGAACTAACAATTGGTCATCCATAAATTTTAATGTTTTATTGGATTCTCTTAAACTAATATCATGTTCTAAAGCATATCTTGCTAATTTTGAAGCGTTATCGTATCCTATATAGGGATTTAACGCGGTAACTATAGTTAACGCATTGTCTACGTTGTATTGTGTTTGTTTTTTGTTTATTTGTATACCGGATATGCAAAAATCTGTTAAATTTATACATATATCGTTTAATAATTTAATGGATTGAATTATATTATAGGCCATTAATGGATTGTAGGTATTTAATTCAAAATTACCTTGTGAATTTGCGTTTACGATTTCTGTATGGTTGCCCATTACTTTTAAATAAACCATAAGAGTCGCCTCACATTGAGAGGGGTTAATTTTTCCGGGCATGATAGAAGAACCGGGTTCATTCGCCGGCAATATGATTTCATTCAATCCTGTTTTTGGACCGGATGCCATCCATCGTATATCTTCCGCAATTTTCCTAAGGTTGGTTGCTAGTAACATTAAAGAAGAACTACAGATTAGAATTGCGTTATGTGAAGATAAAATAGAAAATTTATTTTTGGCGCTCTTAAATGGAAGACGTGTTATTGCACGTATTTCAGATACAACCATTGTCCCGTATTTTGGATCAGTATTTATACCAGTTCCTACAGCAGTACCACCCGCAGGCAACTCGTACAACCCTTCAAGCGATTTTTTAATTTGATCATAGGAATCTTCTATCAAGGCCACATAACCAGAAAATTCTTGTCCAAAACTAATAGGGGTAGCATCCTGTAAATGAGTTCTTCCTATTTTAATATCATTCTTAAATTCATTTTTTTTTATGTTTAAACCTTTGATAAGATACTCCACGGAATAAAGTAATTTTTTGTGTATCAATAACGCAGTGGTCATGTACAATACGGTTGGGAAACTATCATTGGACGACTGTGATTTATTTACATCATCGTTAGGATGTACCGGACTTTTTGACCCTTTTTTACCTTTTAATATTTCAATACATCGGTTAGAAATTACTTCATTTACATTCATATTTGTATGGGTTCCACTACCCGTTTGCCATACGTGTAATGGAAATTGATCCTCCATCTTTCCGGACATAATTTCATCGCATACTTTTATAATTACATTCGGTATTTTATCATGTTTAAATAATTTTAATTTTTTGTTTGTTATTGCAGCACATTTTTTATACATGGCATACGTAATTATTAATTCAGTAGGCATTTTTTCTTGTCCTATGGAAGAAAAATGTATTATAGACCTTTGTGTTTCAGCACCCCAATATTTATCATCCTCCACTTTTATTTCACCCAAGACATCGCTTTCAATTCTATATTTTTTTTTCATTTTGTTTTTCAATGTTTTTTTACTCATACAATATATATATATAATAGTGATGGATACATTCCTTCATGTTCGGATTCCATATTTAAGTTGATTCATGATAGAAAGGATTTAGAAACCATACCCATATATGGAATATGTTAGATTCTACAATAGAACGATATACCATACAAGACATTCAAACCATTGAGAAAACATGTATACGGGTTCCATTAAACGCATCTGTACTAACCATGATACAAAATATTTATAATGAGGTATGTAGCAAACCGCGTATGCATGTAAATAATTCAAAAGAAACCAAAAGTATCCAGAAATCCTTTAAAACGACTCCGATGACGACGCGTAGTGGTATAGACGTATCCATTGATACTATACGAAAATTATTAAACATGTGTACAGATACGACGTATGACCAGTTATATCCTAAACTTATACATGAGTTAAATGTTATACAAAATGAACACTACAATTTAGACGATTTAGATAAATTAAATAATATAATGTTTCATATTTTAAGCAGTGTAATGGTATATTCAAAATTATATGCAACGTTATATTCAAAAGTATACCATACCTATGATTTTTTACAGGATACAATCACGGACCGTGTGGCATGCTTCCGAGAGTCTATACTACAAATACAGTATCATAATTCAACCAATGAATATGAACAATTTTGTAAAAACAATAAGGACAATTTAAAACGCAGAACGACCGGAGCATTTTTCGTTCATCTTATACCTTATGGTATAGTAAATGTCGTTGAAATCAATACGATTCTTCTTTTCATTCAAAACGAAATATTGAAAAGAATATGTATACAAAATCAGACTGAGATTGTAGATGAATTAACTGAATTAGAAAGTATATTATATCTCACCGGACAAACTTACATACATATCTCGGACGAATGGACTGAACTACAAGACAACCTAAAACATATCGCTTCGTTAAAACCGAAAGAATATGTATCTTTATCTGCAAAGAGTATATTTCAACATATGGATATGGTAGATAGTATAAATGGCGTGTAAATAGGATTTAATAATTTATACAACTATAGTATGATTATATCCAATCTAGATACAACTATACAATATCCAGAAACGAATACTTTAGATGTAGATGACCTTGAGTTTGAAGCCCAATTATATCAAACGCATGTATTAGATAGACCTATGGTTATTGCATTAGGCAGACCCAAATATAATTATATAGACCAACAAGATTCGTCTAAAAAGAATGTCATATATTATCCCGTATATAGTATAGTACGAGATAAAGTATATGCTCAAATAGGGCTCTATGAAATAGAGATGGAAAGACAATATGAAATGTTAGATCAAGACGGAGATATGGATGTGGATAAAATGAATCCGTTACGATTGTATTCCTTTGTTACACCTGATTATTTAAATGCAATTACTCCTAACCTGGATACTTCAACGGTAGAAGATAGACCAGAGTCATTTATCCCAATGTCTTTACAAGACGAGATGGAACAATCTTTAAAAGAAACAAAGGCATATAAGAAAACATCCGCTAAGAATTGGATTGAACGATTTATGCATAATAACAATTATAGTATCATTGAAAATGAAGGCGGAGGGGAATGTTTATTTGCTTCTATACGAGATGGATTAAACACCATCGGTACTATGGTAACCGTTAAAGAAATGAGGGATATTTTAGCAAAGGAATGTACGGAAGAAGTATTTCAAAATTACCTTTTTTTGTATCGTACGATACAAAGCAACCTACACGCAACTATAAAAGAGATTAAGCAATACGCAAAAGAATACAAGGAAATAACACGTCGCATCAAGGCTACAAAAGATAGAGAGGTGCTCTTGTCTTTAACCAAACAAGCAGAAGGATTGAAGTCATCGCATACGACGGCAAAACAAGCTTACGCAAATGAAATGGAAATGTCCAAAGAATATCAATTTATGGTGGGTGTAGATAGTTTGGATGCATTTATTTCTAAAATTAAAACGTGTGATTTTTGGGGGGATACGTGGGCGATTTCAACCTTGGAACGTGCGTTGAATATAAAATTTATTTTATTTAGTTCAGAACAATACACTTCCAAAGACATGGACAATGTCATATTATGTGGTCAATTAAACGACCCTATTTTACAAAAGGCGGGTGTATTTAATCCAGAACATTATATTTTATTAGAATACAGTGGTTCTCATTATAGGGTCATTACTTATAAAAATAGAGGTGCCTTATCGTTTAAAGAATTATCGTATGACGTTAAACTCAAGATTATGGAGAAATGTATGGAACGTTTAGCAGGTCCATTTTATATCATACCAGAATTTAAAGAATTTATGAATACAATGAAGAAAAGACTTCCTTCACCAGATACAAGTATAATGGATAATGCGGTATTCCAATTTTATCATAAATCCGCAGACAAACCGGCACCAGGTAAAGGGGTAGGAGAAAAGATAGACAACGAGGCTTCCTTAGATTTTGTGGAATTAAAAAACATTCCACATTGGCGACGAAAATTAGACAACACTTGGATATCTCCCTTTGAATTAGATGACCACCGATGGAATTCCATCGAACATTATTATCAAGCCTCTAAATTTAAAGAAAACAATCCACATTTTTATTTAAAATTTGCATTGGACGCAAATCCCAACGAAGACATGTCCAAAGACCCTTTCCTAGCAAAAGAGGCTGGTAGCAAATTAGGTAAGCATAAAGGTGAACGTCTACGACCAACTGAACTCAAAATAGACCCCAATTTTTACAGTGGACGCCATACGGTTATTTTAAAAAAAGCGTTATTGGCCAAATTCAATCAAAACCCAGAACTAAAACAAACATTGATGGCTACAAAAAACGCACTGCTTAATCAATTCGTAAAAGCATCTGAACCTAAACCATACGAAGAATTAATGGAGATAAGGAAAGAATTAAGATAAACGAATATACTATATGAATACCAAAGAGTATGAGAAAGTCCTGTTATGGATACCAGAGTTGATTCCGTATAAACCTAAAATAACGATTGGTATGAAGGAAGAATCTGTATTGTTACGCATATATCGTGATATATTAGAAGGTATACAATATTCAAAACGTATTATGCATAAGTGCAAGGTAAACACCATACATAAAGATATGACCTATCCAAGTAAAAGTGTATTTATACCAGATGAAATTATAAATGTAATTCATACATCTATGCATAGTCAAACCATCTATACATGTTCCTTGTTAGGACGCACAATCCTAATACATGTGGGCGTATTAAATCCTATCGCCAAGAAGGACATGGATGAGAGGATTCGTTTAATGTATTCATGGTTATATGTATGTCACAAATATTCTAAATATGAATGTACAAGAACCTTAAACATTTATATTTATTTTACAGAACATAAGAAATTGTTTCCAACCGATAATACCATACTTCATGCATCTCATGCAAACACTGCCTATACCTATGCATGTGCTATCCATAATACTATGGTAATATATAGAAGTGAAGAATGGTTTAAAGTATTTATTCATGAATGTTTACATGCCTATGGATTTGAACCTTCGGATAGGAATGAAATACGGTTATCACAATCATTATCGGAACGAATCTCTATACCTTGTAAAGTAAGAGTAAGCGAAACGTATGTTGAGACATGGGCACGTATTATAAATGTATGTTACAAGGCTATTTTAAATAGTAAAGACTTTAAATCATTTCTTCGTCTAACTACATTCTATTTAAACGTTGAAAGCATATTTTCGGTCCTACAAGCTTCACGTATATTGAAATATATGAAACTATCGTATCATGATGTCCTTCAGGTTCAATCCCCAGTTACAAGACTAAACTACAAAGAGAATACTCATATATTCGCATATTATATTCTTACAAGCGTGTTAATGCACAAACCTCTCAAATTATTAGTCTGGTGTAATAATCCAAATTGGTTAGAATTTAACAATGATGTATATCGTGTCGCCACATTTGAAAGTTTATTAATGAATGCGTTATACGATGAGAGTTATCAATCGTTTATACAACATTGTCATACGAATATTCCTTGGAACGATATTGGAATGTGTCATACGATTATCAAAACAATATAAAAAATAATATATAGAAAATTGACTTCATTATCTTATACAACCGATATCTTAACATGGGTATTAAAGGATTAAATAAGATTTTAAAACAACGATGTCCTAATGGTATACATTCTATTTCCATACAATCCTTACGTGGTAAGACGATTGTCGTGGATGCAAGTATATACATGTATAGATTTAAAGGCGAGGACGGACTAATCAGTGGAATATATCACATGGTATCTATATTGTGTTATCACAAGGTTATTCCAATATTCATTTTTGACGGAATACCTCCATATGAAAAGAAGGATGAATTAAAACTACGTCAAACCACAAAACAAGACATAGAACGTATGATCCACCATCTAACCGATCAATTGAAGAATGAACCTACTGAACACAATACATTGTCTCGTATCCATGAATTAAAACGTAAATGTGTAAAATTGACAAGGGAGGATAAACAAGAAGTAAAAAAATTATTGCAACATATGGGTATATCCTATTATCAATGTGAAGGTGAGTCGGACCCGGTTTGTGCCCACATGGTTATAACCAATCAGGCGTATGCCTGTTTGAGTGAAGATATGGATATGTTTCTGTATGGTTGTCCTCGTGTATTGAGATATTTCAGTTTATTATATTATTCCGTCGTAGAATATGAATTATCAAATATATTAAAAGAATTGGATATGAGTTTATTTGAGTTTCGTAATTTATGTGTGCTTACAAGTACAGATTATAACCTACACATTGAACCACGTATAGATTTGTCAGACGCTTTCGTTTTATTTGAAAAGTATAAGATGAACATACATAACAACTCTTTTATGGAGTGGCTCTTACAACAAGACTGTATACGTGATATCCACGTGTTTCAACGTACAATGGATATGTTTAACATCAATCCTACAAGGTTGACATGTAAAACAATATCTAAATCCAATTATAATAATACACTCGTTCGTTCCTTGCTTTATAGTCATGGATTTATATTTATATAATACAATTTATATATAATATGTTTAGTATAATAGAATGATATCCAATGTGTGTAAAGACAAAATACCCTCTTTATTACCAAATCAACCACGTCTAGTATATGATGTGAAATACACATGGATACAATTAAAACATTTGTGTAGATTATATCATTTACATGTAACCGGAAATAAGTCCATTTTAAAAGACCGACTATATCATTATCTCAATACCAATCATCATGCAACGATTATACAATCTTTTTGTAAAAAGATACTATTAAAAAAATACATTGAAGCAAAGGGTTCTGGGTTTATACATCGTTCCAAATGTATAAATGTAACCGATTTTTGTTCATTGAATGACCTAAAGGATATATCTACCGAACAATTTATTAGTTATAATGACAAGGATGGTAATACTTACGGGTTTGACATCGTATCCTTATATACCTTGTTGAACACTGGCAATGGACCACATAAAAATCCATATACGAGAGAAATCCTTCCACCCTCTCTCTATACGAATGTATTAAAAATACATCGGTTATCCAAGTTTTTTTTTAAAGAAACCCAATTATATCCAGTGGAAGAAGTGATAGATGATTACAAAAGACTTGAAATGAATATATTATCTGTATTTCAAGATATAAATCGTCTTGGGAATTACAGCGAGTATCAATGGTTATGGTGTCTTAACCGTAAACAATTGATACGTTTTATACGAGAATTATTAGACATATGGGTATATAGAGCAAATATCACCTATACTATAAGAGAATTGATATGTCCTAACCGTAATCCATTCGTTGGCATACGAACGAATACCATTAGTTTTTTATCATGGATTCATCTCATGGAATTGTCATTAGACATTATACGGTGTTTAGTCACGAGTTCAAACGATGAGCAAATGAGATGTCTAGGTTCAAATTACGTGTTGTGTGCCTTAACTTTAGTGAATGAAGAGGCCGCCGTTCAATTACCTTGGTTATATCAATCCGTTGTATGAAATGGGTAGTTCTAACGTATTATAATATATTATGCGTTAAATCACTTAAAAATATAATACATTTATATGGTATATGTCCCGTGTACAGAAGAAGTCTAATCCTGAAAAAGTAGTTCAAGATGTATCGGATGGAGTACTTCCAGAACCCTCTAAAAAGGTAAAGAAGGAGGTAGATGCTTCTCTTCCAAAGGATAAGAAGGTAAAGAAGGAAGTAGAGGCATCCCTTCCAAAGGAGGCATCCCTTCCAAAGGAGGCGTCCCTTCCAAAGGATAAGAAGGTGAAGAAAGAGGGTACGGATGTACCCAAGGTGAAAAAGAACAAGGACGAGGTGGTTGTACCAGAGGTAAAGTCTAACGAAGCGGACGTTGTAAGCGATAGTCCAATGGGTTCTGAGTTTGATGCATTGCTATCTCAAGTGCAAATGGTTACTCTACAATTGTGCGGTATTAAGAATGCCATTAAGACGCTTGAAAAGAAGACGGCTCGTGACCTAAAACTCGCAAACAAGTCTAAGAAAAAGTCCAAGGGAATTCGTAAACCCAGTGGATTTGTAAAACCAGCGCTAATCAGTAATGAACTCGCAAACTTTTTGAATCAACCCCACGGCATTGAACTCGCTCGCACGGAAGTGACCAAAATCATCAATGCTTATATTCGCGCGAATAATCTTCAGGACCCAACGAATGGACGTAAGATTGTGCCAGACAAGAAACTAACCGATTTGTTAAATGTAAAAAAGGAAGATGAATTGACCTATTTTAATCTTCAGCGTTACATGTCCCCTCATTTTGCAAAGGCGTCTGCTGTTGTAAATGAAGTCAAGGTATAAATATTATCCAGCATAATCGTGTTGATTAGAACGACACATTGGACATGCGCGCGAATGCTTAGACCATTCGTTATAACAATAATTGCATATATAATGATAACCAATATTTATGCAATTATAAAATTGGGTCGTACGACCCCCATACTTGGAGTAACATACACAGCATTCGGGTTGAGAATCCGTCGCAGGTAGACTATTTGCATCGTTAAACATGTTCTGTTTGAGTCAAGAATGCAATAGAAGCATTCAATTTTATACGAATAGGATGAGTATCGGCTTTAACGAATCTTACACGACGTCTTAGCACCATTCATAACAACAATAATACCCGTGTTAAGGTGTTAAATATAATACTATTTAAATAAAATGAAGAAACAAGGTTAAAACAACACTTATTATTAAAAATCCATAGGATAATCTTATCAATGCAAAATTAATTTCTTGAACTATTGATAATCTCGTTATATCACGATGATCAAAAATAAGAGTAATAAAAATTTCAGGTAATATTGTTCCTAAAATTAGAGAAAATAATAAATACGGAAGGATTAAACTAATATATTTTTTTTGAAGTTTAGTTATAAAGCTAAACCAAATAAAATAATAGGAATCTTGGACCCGAGTTCTAAATTATTTTCTTTTTGTATTTTTTCATTTGTATGTGATGTCTGATAATTAATATGCCAAAAAATGCTATATAAATTTAAAAAAAATGGAAAAAATAATGTAAATAAAAGAGAGATATATATAATTTTTGGCGCATCAAAATAAGAATAAAAAAAATAATTAATTATTATTATTAATACACTTGTTATTAAAAGAAATATATACTAAATCATTTTCATTCATAGATAAATTATAAATATTAGATTGAGGACCTACTTGTAATTCTCTTTATTCGCAATCAAAGAATTGCTCAAAATCATCTTCAAACCTTATCTCTTCTGGAACCGCAGTGTCCACCACTCCTTGCGATAGGAAATATTTTCTTGCAAAACCCCATCGTAATAAACTTGACAAGTTTTGATATCAATCTTGTCAAGTTCCCAATCCTTCGGGACGGCATAAAGATCAATTAATTTGTAGTAATCCACCCATAACAAACGATACGTTTTGATAGACATTGTTGTATTTATCTAAAAAGCATTTCAATTTTATGAACATCATTACAAAACTCAAGTATCCGCATGTATAAAAAAATTAGTATATTTTGTCATAAAATGTGTAGTATATTTTGTCATAAAATGTGGTTAGTATTGTGTGTTTTATACAACGCTCCTCTTCTTTACAACTTTTTTCTTCTTTTTATCCTCTAAAGCGTCTTCTTCGTTGGGCGGGTCTTCGGTGGTAGGCGGAGGTTTAAACTCGTCGTCACTTTCAACAATTTCTACCTCTGCGTTATCGTCTTTTACACGCTGTGAATTCAACAACGTTACTTCATCCGGAGATAGTGGGATAAAACACATTCCACTCATAGACGGTTTAGGTTTCACCAAGGCTTGATGCAACCTCCACGTTACACCAAACTTACCATTTACGAAATAAACGCCTCCACATTTAATAATGGTTGCTACCAAACAACCTTTGGTAATGAGGTCAATGGGTGTAGTCGGTTCTCCGTCTTTTGCGGGATAAATTGGATTCTTATTTACATCGTATACTTCACACTTGAATTTCTCATCCCAACAATCCAATTTGACACGAAGTGTTGGAGAAGAACCTTCGCGTCGTTCACCTGTTTCTTTATCCTTGGCCCAGTATAGCATTGGATTGAACAGTACATCCACTTGTCCGTCGGTGAGTTTGGGTTTGTTAAACCATTCTTTGGAATACTGCAATGCATCCTGTTTTACCTGTTCTTCCATGGCTTCAATGGAAACCAAAGCTGCTTTGGTTTGTTCCGTGGCATATTCTTCTACTGGAAATTGCAATGACATATCATACGATACACGTCCGGTTGCTTCATCGGTGCGCGTATTGACGCCCCACGTCAACATCAAGGGCATACCCAGATAAAGTTGACGATTCGTGGATTTATTTAGAATGGAGACGGATTTGCCTCCAGCCTTATTCATTTTAGGTTTGCTGTATCCCATATCGCGGGATGCGACGAACTCAGCGGAAGTGATGAACATATCGTTAGTGCTCATGTTGGTGTTGTAATAACCACTACCTATACCTTTATATTCATTTCAATTTTTTGTTAAAATCAATAAACTTACAAAAAAGGTTATTCTCTTAGATTTGGATTGATACATATTGCATTCGTTGGGAATATATTTCCGGACATGCACGTGTCTCCTTCCCCTACCTGTGTACAACTACGAAAACCACGGTCTTCCCCAATATAACAATAACCGGACTTTCTAGATTGTAATTGTTGCGTAGAACTACCGGCTTCATCCGCCGAAGGAGTTGTTTGTTTTTGGGGTTGTGATTGAAGTGCCGTTTGAATGGCCTTTTGTGTGGTTGTATTTGGGTCGTCTATACGATTGAATTTTACATTCGCTTTCCCTATACTATTCTCCATTAAGTTCACGGCATTGTCAAACGAAGTAGATACATTGGCACTGTCCGTGTTTTCATTTTTACTTGTAGTAGTTGGAACTACATTCGTGTCATATTTGTTTTTTATCCAATCCAGTATCCATGGTACGAGAGATGTAATTAAAAAAATTATCAAGACAAGAATCAGTATATACCGAAGGATGGACCATACCGAAATGCCTTCGTACCATTTTTCAGAATAAGTATTTGAACTATCTAAGTCAATCGTAGTTGTATCGGATAATATGGGTTGACTTGTGACAACGATTGTTTCATCCATATTATAATCTATCGTTAAAATAAATTACTATGAATAAATGGATTGACTTTGTGAAAAATTATATGAATGAACATAAAATAAGTTGGGCTTGCGCTTTAACGGAGATTAAACAAAAACAATTATATAAAAAACATCCTATAATTGGCGGTGGAGACTATCAAGATATGGTAAGACACGTCATGTCCAAACACAATATGGATTGGTACGACGCAATTTGCCATATACAAAAGGGAAAATTATATAAACCGAGACGTACCTCTAAACGTTTGGGTCGTAACCAAACCTCTAAAGTGAGAACTACACAAACCCCCGCTTTAGTTTCTGCTGCAATTGAAGTGACCGAACATCCCATGGTTGTAAGTGCTTCGGAACGAGTAGAACGCGAACCAACTCTACCAAATATGACTCATTATACTAAAGTGCTAACCCATGTGATGAAAAGTTCTACTTTACAACATCATTCTTATACCCCTTCCATCAATAAACAATTACAAACCATTCGGGACAATCCAATTACGTCTATATTCGGTTGTGGGTTAGAAGAGAATTTAAAAAAAACGTATGCGCCTTCTCAATTCAAAATACGGATTACAAATGGTACATCTAAATGTGTATGGGCTTCCACCAAAGAAGCAAGAGAGATGTTTCGTAGGCATTTTAACACCCAAATAAAGTTAAATCCAGACCGAATGATTTTTCCAATGCAACGCTATAGCAATTGTTGGTTTAATACAATGTTTGTTTGTTTTTTTGTAAGTGACAAAGGTATGAAATTTATGCGTTTTTTTCGTCATATGATGATAGAGGGTAAACTGTTAAATGGAAAATCTATAGAACCAAAATCTTTGAGGGATACCTTTTTATTATTCAATGCAATGATTGAAGCGTGTTATAATCAAGGTTTATTTCAAAATGAGTATTCCTTGGCACTCAATACAAACAATATTATATTCCATATTTATAACTCAATTCCTAAGGTGGAAGGTATATACAAGGTGGACGAATATGGTAATCCATATACTTACTACAGACGATTGATTCAATATTTAGAAGCTGAACCTGTATCTGTAAAAATGATACGCTATTCGCTTCATGATACCGTAACCAAGTTTTTTAATTCTACCATGCGTTTGGGGAACGTATTGCCCGATATTATAATCGTTACGTTGTCGGACAACGAGAACCCCGCCTACGCTCAAACCCATTCGTTTCAAGATAAGCCAACCCTAGTACAACATTCCAATGCAACCTATCGTTTAGATTCCGTGATTTGTAGAGATGTGAAAAAGGAACATTTTTGTTGTGGGATTACATGTAATCAAGACTATTATATATACGACGGAAGTGCTTTCTCAAAACTTAAAAAAATGGATTGGCCCTCATGGTTGAACCGAGATTATAATTGGAAGACGTATGCAAAATCTTCTTCGTGGAATTTTACGAGAGGTTACTTTATGCTATATTATTATCGTGTACAATGAACTCTAGGATTCATGTATAGATTGAAACCATTTCTCGTATATCGTATCCAGTGGTAACTTAAATTTATAAGAATGTACGTCTTTTTCGGATTGAGATGCCATTTTACTTAATTGATTTCCATCTTCGTAAATGGCAACTTGTCTCACCATCCATTCTAATATATATTTCCCAATTAAATTATCTGGAACAAAGTTACTGGACGCACACAAAAACCATTTGGTTTCAGTGTCACTCAATGGTCTCATGGCTAAAAATATAAACATGGTTTTACCATTCGCTTTGACTACATTGTAGGTGGTTGAAGGTTTACAAAATACATGTAAATTATCTGTCTCACCCCCAGTCCATACACCATATAATTCATTTGACCCATACATAAAACGACTTTCCATATGTCCGTGTTTATTCCATTGTTCTTGAATATGTGTAGGTTCTCCTGCATAATTGCCAAATGTATTTTTATGAACGAATGCCGCATGATGAAAATCCATACTGTTCTTAAAACAATCACTAAAACCAGCTTTAACGTTTAATTCTAATTGACAGGTAACATAACTATATAATTCTTTACATTCTGGAATCGTATCCCTGCTTTCATTGGGAGACCACCAAATGATATTATGTTTTACTACACAATTACCGTAATTTTGCATACACTCTATATGTGCGGTATCATAGGGACCAATCTTCAATCCATGATACGGACATTGGATACAGTTATGAACGATTGTGCCTTGACTCAATAACGCCCCTTGATGAGGACAAACGTCAGGTCTTAAATGGAACGTATTATTATCTCCTTTCCATAACACATAATTGGCATCTATAAATTGAACGCGTTGCGGTTTGTCGTTATAGTTATGCATAAAATGAATGGGATGCCATCCGTTGGTTTTTGAGGTAGGTGGCGGAAAAGAATATGCATTACACAGAGATAAGAATAAGAATCCTATATACATAGTCTACTCTTTTTAATATCTTTATATGGTTTGAAGGGTATTCATGATATTTAATTTTTCTTTTGTTTTATCTGCATTACTCTTTTCTACCTTATGAAGCAAATCATTGACTTTAGGAGAAAATTCATTGA